TGCAAAAGCGTTTCAAGCTGGCGGCATTCCCCCGGCGGTTTTGCAAGGGCCATTTCAAAGCGGCTCTGCGGCTCAGAGAGCGTCAGAAGACGTTGCCAAGACCACTGCCAAGCTCGCTCGCGAAGGTAGGCCAATCATGGCGCTGCCTGCTGGCCATGAACTAAAGTCAATTGGCTTTTCGCCTAATGAGATGCAGCTTCTAGAATTGCAGCGTTTTTGCATTGAGCAGATTGCGCGGATCTATTCTTTGCCGCCAGTGTTTTTGCAGGACTTGACCAAAGGCACTTATTCAAACACCGAGCAGCAAGACTTGCACTTTGTAAAGCATACGCTGCGCCGCTGGATTGAGCAGACAGAGCAAGAAATGAATTTGAAGCTCTTTGGCCGAGTGAGCGATCTGAGCGTTAGATATAACGTAGACAGCCTGCTTCGCGGTGATTTGAAAACGCGTATGGAGGCGCACGCAACCAGCATTCAGAACGGCATACGCACGCCAAATGAGGTGCGCGATTTAGAGGACTTAGAAGCGCTGGCTTCTGGTGATGACTTGCTTATTCAGGGCGCAACAGTGCCGATCGGATCGCAAACAGGTGTTGCAGATGCCAACGCCTAATCAGGCAATGCGCAAGGAAGCTGATCGAGGCTTAGAGTGGCGCAAAGAATATGGCCGAGGTGGCACAGAGGTCGGCGTGGCTAGAGCGCGCGACATATCAAACGGCGCAAACCTATCGATGGACACAGTGCGCAGAATGAGCAGCTATTTCGCGCGCCATGAAGTGGACAAAGAGGCTGAAGGGTTTTCGCCCGGTGAAGATGGCTATCCAAGCGCAGGCCGCATTGCTTGGGCGCTTTGGGGTGGTGATCCTGGTCAATCATGGGTGCGCGGCATCTTAGCAGAAGAGGATGACAGGATGTCAGATCAAGCTGGCGAGGCACGCCACATTAAGAACATCGAGGAAACCGAAGCGGAGGTCATCATAACCTTTGGCAAGTCGGAAGAAATCTCTGCGCCAGATGCTGAAGAGATTGATGAGGCTGGTTACAAAAAAGACAAAGACAAAGATCGCCGCGAGGCTCGCGTTTCTCAGAATTTTGAAGTCAGGGCAAATGACAGCGGCGAGATCGTTGTTGAGGGTTATGCGGCTGTCTTTAACGAGGAAACAACGATTGGTGGGCAGTGGCGTGAGCAGATTGCGCCGGGAGCTTTTACAGATGCGATCGGTCGCGACGATGTTGTTTTCTTAATTAATCACGAGGGCTTGCCTTTAGCGCGCACGCGCTCTGGCACTTTGCAGCTTTCTGAAGACGATCACGGCTTAAAGATGCGCGCGTCACTAGATCTGTCAGATCCAGATGTGCGCTCGATCGTGCCAAAGATGAAGCGCGGCGACTTAGACAAAATGAGCTTTGCTTTCGTGCCTACTCGGCAAGAGTGGGATGACAGCCGCGACATGCCTCGCCGCACTATTCAAGAGGCTGATTTGTACGATGTCAGCATCGTGACCACCCCGGCTTACGCAGGCACAGAGATTGGCCTGCGCAGCTTGGAGCGGTTCAGAGAAACACAGCGAAAAACGCAAGCGCCGCGCAGAATGCGGATGAAAGCGCGCTTGCAAAGATAACGGCGGTTCCCGTTGTTAGCCCTTCCTGCGCCTTGGGCAAGCGCTTGGACATGAACGCAGTGATTGCGTCCAGTTCCCTTAGATGGAGGCCCTTATGGCTGCTATTAAAACTTTGCGGGAAACTATGGCTAATATTGCCACTGAAGCCCGTTCTAAACTCAATGAAATAAACGACGAAACCCCGGAAGCACGCGCCTCAGAAATTGAGCGTGAGTTTGATGCCATGATGGCAGAAACTGACAAGCTGCAAGGTCGTATCGATCGCGAAGAGCGCGCCGCTGCACTGATGTCAAAGCTAGAGCAGCCTGACACAAGTAAGATCCCGGCTGTAGAAGCGCGCACTGCGCCAGCAGTTGATAACGGTCTGACAATGGATTATCGCACTGCTTTTGCTGAAATGATCAGCGCGGGTGGCGATGCTTATGTTGATGCTGAGGTTCGCAATGTTTTGCGTGAATATCGCGTTCAAACAGGCGGCACCAACTCAGCTGGTGGCTTTACTGTGCCAACCGAGCTGGCAACATTTGTTGAAGAGAGCATGGCTGCAACAGGTCCGATGTACACATCCAATCTGTTCTCTGTGATTAATTCAGCTGATGGTCGCACGTTCAGCATCCCAACTGTAGACGATACAGCTGTGGCTGCTGTGGCTCATACAGAAGGCACCCAGCCAACGGATGACGGCGGCAAGGATGCAACCTTTGGCCAGAAATCAGTCGGTGCGTTTGCTTTTGATAGCGAATGGGTCCGCTGGTCAGCTGAGCTGAATGCTGACAGTATCTTAAACATGGAAAGCCTGTTGGGCAGCTTGCTTGGCGAGCGTTTGGGTCGGATTGCAAATAGCAAACTGACCACTGGCTCTGGCTCTTCCGACGTTGAGGGCATTGTGACAAACTCAGCGGCTGGTAAAACAGCGGCAAGCGCGACAGCTGTTACTGCAGACGAGATCATTGATCTGATCCACTCTGTTGATCCAGCTTATCGGGTTTCACCATCAGCGGCTATCATGATGAATGACAGCACCTTGGCGGCGATCCGAAAGCTGAAAGACGGTAACGGCAATTACCTTTGGCAGATGGGCAACTATCAGGCTGGAGTTCCACAGACCATTCTGGGCTATCCAGTGGTTGTAAACCAAGCGATGGACAGCATTGCGACGGCTAAGAAAACCATCCTCTTTGGCGACATGAAAAAGTTTTATGTCCGCAAAGTTGGTGCGCCTGCGCTGTACGTTGCCCGTGAGCGGTTTGCTCCAGACTTTGGTATCCTTGGCTTTATCCGCTTTGACGGTGTTTTGGCCAACACTGCTGCCATTAAGCACCTAGTGCAAGCCTAAGCTTAACGGTGAGGGCGTTAGCGCCCTCGCCTTTCCAATTGGAGTTTCAAGATGAAGGTCAGATTATTGGTAGGCATGGCGGGAATAGATTTCTCGCATAATGCCGGTGATGAGATTGATTGCAATGAAGCGGAAGGTAAGCGCTTTATTGAGGCTGGAATAGCTGAGCCGGTAGCTGCGCCAAAAGTGCAGCGCGCGGTAAAAAAAGTTAGCACCCGCAAGGCGGTTAAAGAGGTTTAAAAATGCCAAAACCGTTGCACAGCACACATCCAATCGAGCGCATAGACGCGCCAGCGATTGACCCTATTTCGCTGTCAGAATGCAAAGCGCAAATGCGCGTAGAATTTTCTGAAGACGATGTGATCATTAAGCGCTTGATTGCTGTTGCGATCGCTTATGTTGATGTGCGCGGTGTTTTGGGCAAGGCAATGATTACCCAAAAGTGGGCGCAGTGGTTGCCATCCAACCCAGCGCAGCAAGTCCATTTACGTTTGACGCCAGTGCAATCTGTCACGGCTGTCAAATATTATGACATCAACGGCGTTTTGCAGACTGACACTTTGTCAAACTACAAGGTTGTCGGCTTGTCGGATCACAGCGTTATTCAGCCTAAAGCTGGATTTACTTGGCCAACAACCGAGCAGCGTGATGATGCGATAAAGATTGAATATGAAATTGGCTATGGCAACGCGGTAACTGATGTGCCGCAAAACGTTAGACACGCGCTTATGATGTTGGTTGCGCATTATTATGAAAACAGAGAGCAGGCGCAAAAAGATGTGCTAACTTCTGTGCCATATGGCTTCGACGATCTGTTAAATTTAGATCGAGCGTCTTGGTATGGCTAGTGCCGGGGCGCTTAGAGAGCGCGTTACGTTTCAGCGCTTAGACAGCAGCGCTGTCGATGATTACGGCAACGTTTATACTGGTTGGTCAAATCTTGCGTCACGCTTTGCGGATCTACGCGAGCGCACTGGCAAGGAAAGCATACAAGGTGGCGCACTGTCTGACACTAATTTTGCCACTATGCGCTGCCGCTCTGACAGCGTGACTGAGGCTGTTACATCTGCTGATCGAGTAGTTGCCAGAGGCATTACTTGGGCAATTAAAAACGTTATTCAAGTTGATGCTAAAGACACGCTCATGGAGTTTGTGCTTGAGCGCGGTGTAGCGTCATGAAAATCGTTGGCTCAAAAAAGCTGATCAAGCAGCTTGGCGATTTGCCAGATGTTACGCACGCAGCTCTGCGCAAGTCGATTAAAAACAATGCAAAGTATGGCGAGCGCAAAGCAAAAAGCCTTGTGCCGGTTGATACTGGCGAGCTGCGTAATGGCATAACTTCAAAAGTGTACGAAGACAAAAATGCAATATATGGATTTATTAATTTTGCTGATGGCACAAATGAAGATGAAGTTGCCTCAATAAATTATGGCAGATCAGAGGGTAAAAAAGGCACTACTTTTGGCTATGGATTTATTCAAACAACCAAGCTGCTAGTCGCCAAGCGCTCTGCGAACAGCATCAAGCGTATTATGAAAAAAGCTGTAAAGGACGCGATGAATGGCTGACGGTTATGGCTTGGCTTTGCAAAAAGGTTTGCGCGCTGCGTTGGTTGCAAACTCTGATGTCACTAATCTAGTTTCGACGCGTATTTACGATGAGCCGCCACAGAATGTGACGTTTCCTTACCTGATGTTTAATACAATTCAGCCCAATGCTTTCGACACTGACACGGCTCAGGGCGCGCTTGTTGACATAAGCTTAGAGGCTCACTCTCGCAGCGCGTCAGGGCGCGTGGAGTGTATGCAAGTGGTCGAGGCAGTCAAAGACGCTTTACACCGTCAAGAGGCTGCTGTGACCGTCACAGGCTTTACGTTGGTCGAGCTAATTTTTGAGGCATTTTCTGCCAGTCGAGACAATGAGGGTCGTGGGTTCACAGCCGTCATTTCACTTCAAGCGATGCTTGATACCGCCTAAAATCCCGCGCTCTGGGCAAGCGCTAAATACGGAGGCCAATCATGGCTAAACAACTTGGACGCGCCCTGCTTGTCAAAATTGATGATGGCGGTGGCAACAAAAGCAACCTGTGTGGCTTAAACTCAAAATCGCTGACAATTAACAATTCAAGCATTGATGTCACAACGCCTGACTGCACAACGCCAGAGGGCGCGTTGTACACAGAAACGCTGGCTGGCTTAAAGAACGTTTCAGTTTCTGGTGATGGCTTTTTTGAAGACAGCACTGCTGAAGCCCGCATGAATACTGTGGCAATGGCGGCTGATAACAGCACGCCTTTTGAAGTAATTGTGCCAGACTTTGGCACATATTCGGGCACGTTTCGAATTACCTCTTTAGAGTTTGGCGGCGAAACTGAAGGCGGTGTAACTTATTCTCTGTCGCTCGAAAGCAGTGGCGCAGTAACGTTTGCTGCCGCCTAATGACGATTACGGCTGAAGCGCCGCGCGGGGGTGTTGCTGAATATCTGGGCGACACCTCTTACACCTTCAAGCTGCGCAATCGAGAAATTGAACGTTTTGAAGACAAGCACAGAGGCATCTTTGACCTTTGGGAAGGTTTCTTTGAGCGAGGCAAAAAGCCTACCAGCAAAGAAATCAGAGACATTTTAGCTTTAGGCTTAGTGGGCGGCGGCATGAAAGACCATGAAGCTGACGAAGTTATTTCTAAAGCTGGCCCGGCTGACCTGATGCGAATGTACCAGATCGCGCAGGCTGTCATTGGCATAGCTTTCATGCCTGACATTGGCGATGAGGCAGAAGTAAAAAAAAAGACAGCGGCACACCCCAAAGCCGCTTAAACGTTAGGGCTATGATTAAAAGCGGAATTGTCGCTGGGCTGAAGCCTGATGAAATTCGCGACATGATCCCGAAAGATACCTGGCTGGTTTTTAAAGGCTGGTCTGATGCTCACTCGCCCAAAAAGGCGGGCAATGAAGCAATGACTGCGGATGATTACCGCAATTTAGTGGAGCGCGTTGATGGCGGTTACAGCAGAGCAGCTTAATATTATTCTAAGCGCCAGAGATAAAGAGTTTACAAAGGCTATGGATCGCGCGCAGCGGCGCGTTGAAAGCTTTGCTAAAAAATCACAAAAAGAATTAAAAGGTACAAGCAAATCTTTTAACCTTTTAAGTACAGCCGCTTTAAAAATGGGCGCTGCTTTATCATCAGGGGCAATTGTTGCTGGTTTTGCTAAGTCAATTGACGATGCAACAAGGCTTGCAAAAGAGATTAATAATCTCGCAGACATTTCTGGAAGTAGTGTTGAACGCTTCCAAGAATTAGCGTTTGCCGCCAAGACGGTCGGCATAGAGCAAGATAAACTTGCTGACATATTAAAAGATGTGAACGATAAATTTGGCGATTATATTGCGACTGGTGCTGGCCCGCTTGTAGACTTTTTTGACAATATTGCGCCTAAAATTGGCCTTACAAAAGATGCCTTTATCGGATTGTCTTCTGAACAGGCGCTTGGACTTTATATTAAAAGTTTACAGCAAGCGAATGTTAATCAACAAGAGCTTACGTTTTATCTTGAAGCACTAGCTTCAGACGCTACAGCTTTATCACCTTTATTTTATAACAATGCAGAAGCTCTAGATGCACTCGCAGGCAGCGCTCAAGATCTTGGCGTAATTCTAGATGAAGACCTAATTCAAAGGTCTGTCCAACTTAGAAATCGTTGGGATCAAGTGTTAAGCGCAATGCAGTCTAAATTTAATAGCTTTGCGCTTACAGTTCTGAAAGGTTTCGACGCAATTTTTAATATTTCTGAAACAGAGCAAATGAGAGAGCTTGAGGAAGAAATAACAAAAATTGAAAAAGAAAGAGCGCGCCTTAGCGATCTTATGCAAAAAGCTTCAGAGCTTCCTGAAGGTCAATTAAAAACTAAAACGATGTCTGGCATCACCGCTGATTTAAATAAACAGAGCGAAAAATTAAACGCGACTTTGGAGTTGCATAAAGCAATTGTTGATAATTTAGAAAAAAGAATAAATCTTGAGAATGAACTTTCTGGCAGTGGTTCTGGCACAACAACAGACACCAGTAACGCTACAAGCACGACAGACGCTTTGACTAATTCTACCGCCGCTCTGACCGCTGAAGTCACTAAGCTTGAAACGGTTATGAGCACAGTTGAAAGCTCAATGGAGCAGGCATTTATGTCAATGGTCGATGGCACCATGACAGCTAAAGACGCGTTTAAAGCAATGGCTTCTGACATTATTCGCGAGCTGTATCGCATCTTTTTGGTCAAGCAGGCTACGAAATTTATTACTAGCAGTATAGAAAGTGCGCTTGGCGTTCCAACGTCTGCGCCAACGGCTGGCGCGGCATCTGGCCGTGCAGTTCAATCTGGCACGCCATACATGACCGGCGAAAGCGGGCGCGAGCTTTTTGTGCCATCGCAGAATGGCCGCATACTTAGCCCGGCGCAAAGCAGAGGCGCGCTTTCTGGTGGCGGTAATGGCGTAACAGTTGTTCAAAATATCAACGTCACAACTGGCGTTCAGCAAACAGTGCGCACTGAAATCAAGCAGCTCATGCCGCAAATTGCTGACAGCGCAAAAGCTGCTGTTGTAGATGCCAAACGGCGCGGCGGCTCATATGGAAGGGCGTTTGCATAATGGCTATCAGTTACCCGCTTACAATGCCAACGCATACCGGCATTCGCAATGTTGAGCTGCGCGCGACTAACGCGGTCGCATATTCTCGATCGCCATTTACATTCTCCGGGCAAGCGCACGCATATGCCGGGAAGGCGTGGCAAGCAGATATAACCTTGCCGCCAATGAAGCGCACAAACGCTGAGCAGTGGATAGCGTTTTTGCTTTCACTAAAGGGGCAGCTCGGTACGTTTTATCTAGGCGACCCTAGAGCTTGCACACCTTTGGGGTCTGCGCGCGATGCTGACACAATTTTGGTAAATGGCGCTCTATCATCTGGCGACACTATCAACATCGATAGCGCCCCTGCCAGCCGGACTGACTACCTAAAGGCTGGCGATTATATGCAGATTGGAACGGGCACCAGCAGGCAGTTATTTAAAGTTCTGACAGATGTAGATACAAATGGATCTGGGCAAGCCACAGTAGATGTCTGGCCAAATGTTAGAACGACTATTGCAAACAATTCCGCTGTTACCGTGCAAAGCGCTAAAGGCATCTTTCGACTTATTACAAACGAGCAAGCGTTTAGCATAAATGAGGCCAGCATTTACGGCATAACATTTGGAGCGATTGAAGCGGTATGAGCAGAACAATACCATCAGCGCTGCTAACAGCGCTTAGCCAGCCAGAGGTTCAGCCCTATTATGCAGTTGAGCTTGATTTTGATAGCACGCCTATCAGGCTGTGGACGGGCTACGGTGAGAGAACAATATTAGGCAATATTTATAATGGCGGCGGTAGCCTTTTGACAATCAGCGGTCTTGAAGAGGCAAGCGATTTGTCAGCAAAGGGCATTACTTTATCGTTGTCTGGCGTGCCTTCAACGCTTGTAACTCTTGCTTTGAGTGAGCCTTACCAGCGGCGTGAATGTAAAGTTTATTTTGGCACAACAGATACGTCTGTTCCAATTGAAGTTTTCAGCGGCTTAATGAATACGATGACGATCGAGGACAGCGGTGAAACAAGCGTGATTTCAATTGCCGTTGAAAGCAAATTAATACGTTTAGAAAAAGCCAGTAATCGCAGATACACCGAGGAAAACCACCTGTCTCGGCACACGGGCGATACGTTTTTTTCATATGTTACTGACTTACAAGACAAGCAAGTTTTATGGGGCCGAGAGAGAGTTTAAACGGCTATCTCGCATCTGTTCGAGATAAGTCTTTTAAATGGGGCGAGCATGATTGTCTGACTTTTACCAATGGCGCTTACAAGGCAATGTATGGCGCTGGCTGGGCTGATGACTGGCTTGGCCGATATGCACAGAACTTACGCAGAGATAAGCTTAAATCTGAGTTTGGGTTTAACTCGTTCACTGCTGCTGTAGACAGCAAGTTAAACAGAATAAACTATGTGCCGCCGCTCGGTGCGTTGGTAACAACTAAACAATCGCAGCGATGGATAATTGGAGTGGCTATGGGCATTTGCACAGGTCAAAAAGCCGTCTTTCTATCTAAAAAAGGCATGTTGTTTTTGCCGCTTGATTACATTCACCAAGCATGGATTAAAGAAATATGAGCAAATACAAGCTGGGTGATTACACAGTTCAAAAGTGGAATGACTGGGATAGAGTTCCTAGAGATCCCGTAACTGTTGGCGCGGCTATACTGCAAGCTGTTGCCCCGGCTTTTGTTGCTGGGCTGTCAGGTGCTGCTGCAATAGGGTTGGCTTATGCGGTAGGCTACATTGCAATCACAGCCGTTACATCTTGGGCGTTAAAGGCACTTACTCCGAAGCCAGATTTCGGCGCGCTTGATAGCTCTGGCATTTTAGTCAACCGAATTGCTGGAATTGCCCCACAGGACTTTATTTATGGTGAAGTGCGAAAGGGTGGAGTTGTAACGTTTTATGAAGCCACTGGCGACGAAAACATATATCTACATCAAATAATTTGCCTTGCTGGTCACGAGTTAAATTCGATTGGTAACATTTACATCGATGACCAGGTGGCAACATTTAGCGGTAATTTTGTCACAACAGCAGGCTCTGGTTCAGAGCAAGTTAATTGGGATAGTAAGATCCGCGTCAAGAAATATGACGGGTCGCAGACAACAGCAGACAGCGACCTTTTATCTGAAACGAGCGCAACAAGTTCATTTAAAGGCTTAGGTATTGCTTACCTTTATGTCAGATATGAATATGACCAAGATGTTTTTGTAAATGGCCTGCCTACCGTCACGGCTGTTTTACAAGGCAAAAAGGTTTACGACCCTAGAACGTCATCGACCGGCTACAGCAGCAATGCTGCACTTTGCATTCGCGATTTTTTAAGTTCGTCATATGGCCTGACTGACAGTGCAATAGATGATGTAAGCTTTTCAGCCGCTGCAAATGAGTGCGATGAAAACGTTACTTTAAATGGCGGCGGTACAGAGAAACGCTACGCTCTGAATGGCATCGTGCAAGCAAACAGATCGGTCGGCGATGTTTTGGGTGATATGGTCACAGCTTGCGCTGGCACCTTATTCTGGGGTTCTGGCTACTGGAAGCTAAAGGCTGGCGCTTACTCATCACCGGTTAAAACATTAACATTAGATGATTTAAGAAGCCCAATTGCCTTGGATACACGCATCACAATGCGCGATAGTTTTAACACTGTCAGGGGAACATTTGTTGACGCTTCACAGGGCTGGATAAGCGCTGACTATCCAGGGGTCACAGGCGCTGCATTTGTCACTGAGGATAACGGTGAGCAAGCGCTGCTTGATTTACAGCTACCGTTTACAACAAGCTCTGCGACTGCGCAAAGGCTTGCTAAACTGACGCTGTTTCGCGGTCGTGAGCAAATGACCTTTAGCGCTGATTTTAGCTTAGATGCGCTCGATGTAGAGGTTGGCGATATTATTGGCATCACCAACGCTCGATATGGCTTCAACGCAAAAGAGTTCGAAGTTGTTGGCTGGAAGTTTTCATCAAACCAAGATGCTGGTGATCTTAGAGTTAATCTTACGCTAAGAGAAACATCTGCTGCTGCATTCAATTGGAACGCAGAAGAGACAGCGATTACTAGCAACAACACTACATTGCCAAGCCTCTCAAGTGGCACGGCTGTAACGGGGCTTTCTGTAAGTGATGGCGGCTCTTCGGTGCAAACTGATGGGACAATTGTTAATGGCCTATTGGCGAGTTGGACGGCTCCAACGAACAGCTTTGTGAGTTCCTACGAGATTGAATGGGGGCAAACATCAAGCGCGAACAGAACAACATTTGTTAGTGATACTACGTCAGCTTTATTGTCGCCTGTTGTTGACGGCGTAAGCTATACGGTAAGAGTTAGAAGCGTTTCGGTGAGTGGTTTCCGTGGGGCATACTCATCTGCTACGGGTACATCTGGCGGGGATACTACAGCCCCAAGTGTGCCCACATCTGTCACGGCGGCGGGTGGCTATAAGTACATTACAATTTCTTGGACAAACCCCGCTAATGCCGATTTAAGCCATGTTGAGATATATGAGAACTCAACCAACACGACCACGGGCGCTTCTGTCGTGGGTACGGCTTCGGGCAATAGGTTTGTGAGGACAAACTTAGGCTTGGCTCAGACCAAATATTACTTCCTAAAGGCGGTTGATTTTAGTGGTAACAAGTCTGGGTTCTCATCGGGCGCGTCAGCACAAACGGAATACATTGATAACAATGATTTCGAGAATGGTGTAAGGCAACTATTCCTTGACCAAAACCTTGATATTATTGCGCCAGTTTCTTCTTTGCCTTCTTCGGGTGCTTTTACTGGCCAACAAGTATTTCTCACGACAACGGGCAAGTTGTATCGGTGGAGCGGAAGCGCGTGGGTGCTTACGTTAGCGGCGGCGGATGGTGGCGACATTACGGATGCGACAATCACAGGCAACAAGGTTGTTGCAAATACAATTACAGGTGGCTTGCTTGCTACCTCTGGGATCATCACTAGCTCTGCGCAAATGGATAATGCAGTTATCTCGACAGCAAAAATTGGCGATCTTCAAGTTGATAGAATTAAGATTGCTGATAATGCGGTTTCGGTAACGGCTACGGATACGGTGGTTAATAACACCATCACACCAACCCAAGGCATAAACTTTAATCCCCAACCTGTTTCATTCTTAACAAACACAAATTTCGCAGCGGTTGGGGGTATAACAAACCTAACAAGAGCAACGGTTCAATTTCACCCTAACCCATCTCAACTTATTGCAAACGGCACGGGTGCAAGGTTTGGCGTATATATTTTGATAACAGTTGGCACAACAACATTAGCGGAAGTAATTAATTTTGTTGAAAGGTCAAATACAAGTAGCGTTGGTTCTGGAGGCACGGTACAAAACTTTTTTACTTTGTATCAATATATTGGAACAGAAGCGGTAAGTTTTGTTTGCCCTTGGGTTTCCTCAACAAGCGCAACATATACGGTTGAGATGAGTATAAGCTCTGGATACTTCACAAGCACGGGCGCTTTTGGTTCGCAAACAACTGGCGGCACATTTGATGGCGCTCTTGAAACTGGGTTTTTAGCAAAATGATCTATCGGTATGCAAAATTTAGTGATGAAGGCTTTTTTCGAGGGGTAACAACATCTTTGTCTCCAGTTACAAACGATCAATTTACATTGGTTGAAACCTCCTTGCCAGATATGGAATTAAAATCATCCCGCCTTGTCGATGGGGCAATAGTTACGGGCGTTGATGAGGAAGTCATAGATAACTCTTTAACGGACGAGGCCATAATTACACTTGCGAGGGAGCAAAGGGATTTGCTTTTGCAGCAATCAGATTGGACGCAAGTTCCTGACGCGCCCGTTAATGCAACGTCATGGGCGACATATAGGCAAGCTTTGAGGGATTTACCATCCCAACAAGGGTTTCCTGACAACATTGTTTGGCCTAATAGACCATAGTGGAGAAAGATTTAATGGCAATAGAGGGCTAGCTTTTGCTTTAAGCATACTATGCTTTTTACAATAAAGCCAAATGCGCTTCGCGTTATTAACTCGATCATGAAAACTTTGCTTGGGCAGTACAGCAGCCAGCTACGCTAGAGCAAAAATAGCTTTTAAAACATTTGCGTCGATTTATGCAGTCCAAAACTACTAATTATTTGGCTAAATTAGTAGTATGGGATATAATAGCCAATAAACTTTAAACTTTCGGAGTAAATAAAATGGCATCCTTTGTTAAAATAAATGATTTTGTTAAAAACGCAGTGGAGAATATGGACTTACAGAGCGATCAACTTGCGATTGCTCTCTCAAATACAGCGCCGGGTTCTGAAAGCTCTAACCCAACTGCGGATACTAATGGTATTTTAGGCAATGTAACCCAAATTAGTTACAGTAACTTGTCTTCAAGAAACCTAACAACAAGCTCATCTGGACAATCAGGTGGTGTTTATAAACTTGTTCTTGCTGATTTAACGCTTACTGCATCAGGCGGTAGTGTTGCTGCTTTCCGGTACATTTATATTTATAATGACACCGTAACATCGCCAGCAGATCCGCTTATTGGCTACTATGACTATGGCTCAAGCTTGACGCTAAATGATGGTGACAGCTTCACAACTGACTTTTCAGCGTCAAACGGTGTTCTCCAGCTAACCTAAGAGGGGTAGCGTATGCCTATTCTTAAAAACAGGGCCAAAATGTCCACCAGTACCACAGGCACTGGAACCATTACGCTGGGATCTGCGGAGGCTGGATATCAAACCTTCGCAGATGCTGGCGTGGCAAATGGCGATGTTGTTCGTTACATTCTGGAAGATAGTAATAATAATTTTGAAATAGGCACCGGCACCTATAGCGATAGCTCTGGCACTACGCTGTCACGCACGGTAAGCGAAAGCAGTAATTCAAATAACTCTATTAATCTTAGCGGCTCTGCCGTTGTGTTTATCGGGGCAACGGCAGAAGATATTCAATCTATTGATCCAATAGATACGACTAAGTTTACCGCTACGGCGGGTCAAACGGTGTTTACTGGGACTTGGGAAGCTGACAATATTTCTGTCTTTGTCAACGGAGTAAAGCTGCCTGATAGTGATGTCACTGCTACTGACACACAGATAACTATATCTGCTTGTTTGGTCGGAGATATTGTTGAGGTAGTTGAGTATTCTACTTCTGCGGGTGGCAGTGGTGGCAGTGGTAGTGGAGT